CGGTTTGCTATATATTACTGATTTTATCAACGCTAAAAAGAAGTAAGCTATGGGTCGAAATGCAAATGGATTGATGAAAAGCAGCGGTGATGGTGGAGAACTGACTGTTGGACAACTCGGACTGCATCCCAAGGCATTAAAAGCGTTTGGTGGTGAAAAGTATATTGGGGGTTGGGTGAAAGAGTACAACAGTGCCCTAAAGCAGCACTTAGTATTTTTCCGTTCACAATTAGCAAATGTTACAAGCAAGTCCACAAGGGAAATATCTGCGTTAAAACGCAATGTCGAATGGTTCAAAAACAATAGAACGAAAGGAACGAAACAGGAGTTCGTGAATTATGTAAAACGGTCGGCTAACGCAGTACTACTCGGACAATACAAAGAAGGCTTGTTGCATAATGGAGGGCTTGCATCCGACATTGTACGAAGTTATGCGGTACAACGTGCCAATCGTATGCTTGTACCTCAAATTGTTAAACACTTGAAAAAAATTAACAATGGGTAGGAACAGCGGAGGCATAACATCAAGTGGTAAGGGTGGAAGTTCTGGCGGCTCCAAGGAAGCAACCGAAAAAGGATATACTGCAAAGATGGTAAAGAACATTGTCGGAATGGAACAGAAATACAGGCGCAACAAAGACGAAACATTGCACGTCTTCAATTCCAAGGGCGATATTGTTTCTTCAATAGGTGGCAAGGGCGCACAGGTGGTATTTGACCCTAAGAAAATACCCGCAAATAGTATATTGACCCACAATCACCCTCGTTCACTTGGTGAAAGTGGCATTAGACGCATTGGTAATTCGTTTTCAAGTGATGATATAAGGTCTGCCATTAAGGTAAATGCAAAAGAAATGCGAGCAGTAACCCCAACATATACGTTTTCGATAAAACGCCCAAAGGGAGGTTGGGGCGTGTCGGCAGATGAAGCGACAAAGGCATTTGCGGATGCGAATAGGACAGTATCAAAACAAGGACACAATTACCTCAATCAAACAAAGTGGAATGAAAGCAACATTGCAAGAGCAGAAGTAACACATTTCCACAAGGTTATGAAAATGCTTGCCAAGAAGTACGGTTGGGATTATAGTAAAAAGAATAACTAATTATATAACTTTGCAATATGGAAGATAAAATAAAGCAAATGTTGGATGATTACGGTTTGACCGAAAGCCAACTCACAAGTGAGGAACTTGATAAACTCAAAGAGGAAATCAAGGCAAAAGAACAGGGAAAGGTCGTGCTTGACAGCGTGCTTGACAATCCCTCATTGTTTTATCGTCTAAAAAAGTAAACGGATATGGGAAGAAATAGTGCTGGCGTTAAGGCTGGAACCAATGACGGAGGTGGACAATACAAGGGCAAAATAAGCCGTGTTGGTTCACTCGTAGAAATGAAAGATAAAGCTATGTATAAAGCGACAAAAGAGGCTATTTCACGTTATCATGCCGTAATGGGTGTGCGCCAAAGGAATGTGAAACTTGCCGATTTGGGCGGTAGTGCATACGGAGTACACGTTACAAGGGGCGGCAAATCTGAAGCCGTGTATCTTGACAGAAAGCATTTTGACACGGGAGCGAAGAATGTTTCAAGAGAGCACGCCAAGAATTACAAGAGCGGATGGAGTACGAGCACAAATAAGCCTGTTGCCCATACGGTAACACACGAACTTGCACACGCTACATGGAACGCTCACATGACGGGCGCAAACCAAAAAGCAGCGGGAAAGGAAGTGAACGCCCTTTACAAGAAATGGAGCCGTGACAAGCGTAAGAAAGGCTATGGCAAGTATGCTACAACCAACGTGAGCGAGTTTTGGGCAGAAACAGTTACAAAAGCCGTACATGGAAAGTCAGACAAGTACACAAAGGCGGTTAAAGCTATTGCCAAGAAGTATAAACTTTAAGACATTACAAAACAACTAAATAAAAAACAATGAAAAAGATTGAACTTACCGCTGACGAGATAAAAGTTATCAAACAGCAGCTTAACGGAGAAATCGAAGTGTGGAACGCAACCGATGAACAGCAGAAGTTGCTCACAGGTGTAATTGACAAAGCCGAGGCACTCATGGAAGAAACAGATGCCTATGACGATTTGGACAATTACATGGAGGGTGGTTTGGTTGCCTGGTTCTATGATAAGTACAAGGCACAGGAACAGGCTTAGAGCCGATTAACCAAGTGAATAAATCGGGCGGTGTTTCTCGCTGTCCGATTTTTTGCAGTTATAAAGTGTGTTCAACAAACACGTTAAAGCGATAAATCAACGAATTTACAACGAATGGCACTATTTGAGAAAGGAAATAAAAAGGGCAACCGCTTTACATCCGAGAACCAACCCAAGAAAAGGGGTCGGGGCAATCTTTCTGTGCTTAAATACATTCAATCCACAACAGGCAAAAAGGTAAATCCGCAAAGCAGCAAAGAAGAAATACTCAAAGTCATACAGCACCTTTATGAGAGTTCAACAGCGGAACTTGAACCGCTACTGAAAGACCCCGAAAATCCGAGCAAGCCAAACAAGGACACGCCCATTTGGGTATTGAACATCATTTCGGCAATAAATTCAGATATTCGGTACGGTCGCACTTCAACGGTTGAAATGCTCTTTGACCGTGTGTTTGGCAAGGCTACCCAAAACATAGAGGGCGAGATAAACGCCAATGTGTCTAACAACTTGGATTTGTCGGCTCTGTCCGATGATGAACTGATAACATATAACACGCTACTTGACAAGATAAGGAACAGCGCAAAGAATGGCAAGGAACAATAAAGACATATCAATGCCAATGGCTCTTGCAGTCAAAACGGAGCTTTTCCGCCGTGGTCGTTTCGATTTTATAACGTGCCGTGACGGAAAGAACCACGACAAGCAACAGCAAGCCTTAACCATACTTACAGACAGCGAACACGTTGAAATTCTGTATGGTGGTGCTGCTGGTGGTGCAAAGTCGTGGACTGGTGCCGTGTGGTTGCTCTTTATGTGTCTTGCCTATCCGGGTACAAAGTGGTTTATCGGTCGTGCCGAGTTGAAGCGTATCACGCAATCAACTTACATCACATTCAAGCGTGTTTGTACGATGTATGGAGTGCCAGAAGCTTTGTGGAGTTTCAATGGACAGTTGAACTACATTCAGTTTTACAATGGCTCACGCATTGATTTTCTTGACTTGCAATATAAACCGTCTGACCCACTTTATGAACGCTACGGCTCTATTGAGTTCACAGGCGGTTGGATTGAGGAGGGCGGTGAGGTGAACTTTGGAGCGTATGACACGCTTAAAACTCGTATCGGTCGCTGCCTTAATGAAGAATACGGACTAAAGCGAAAGCTATTCATCACCTGTAACCCAAAGAAAAATTGGATGTACGATATTTTCTACAAGCCGTACAAGACAAATCAGCTTGCAGAATACCGCTACTACATTGCTTGCTTGGTACAGGAAAACCCATTCATTGACCCCGACTATATAGAGGGATTGAAAACGACATCCGACAAGGTTAAGTTTGCCCGTCTGTTTCTTGGAGATTGGGAGTATGACGATAACCCCAACGCCCTTTGCTCACATGATGATATATGCGCCATATTCGGCAACAAGTTAGCCATACGGACAGGCAAACACTACATAACGGGCGATATTGCCCGATTTGGTGCTGACTACGCACGTTTGGCTGTATGGGATGGATATTTCATCATTGAAAAGATTTGCTTTCCGACAAGCAAGCTGACGGACATTCAGACATGGATAAACGCCAAGCAAAAGAAATACCGCATACCAAACCACAGGTGCATTGTAGATGAGGACGGTGTGGGCGGTGGCGTGGTGGACTTCTGCGACATCAACGGCTTTGTGAACAACTCCACACCGATGCAAGGCGAGAACTACCAAAACTTACAGACACAATGCGGTTATAAACTTGCCGAACACATCAACGCAAATGAAATAGGCATAGATGCGGACATTGTTAGCCAAGTGGAAAGGGAGCAGATAGTAAGAGAGCTTGAACAACTGCAAACATGGAAAGCGGACAGTGACGGCAAACTTAAACTCAAACCCAAGGAAGAAATAAAGGTTGAAATCGGTTGTTCTCCCGACTGGCGAGATATGCTTTTGATGCGCTGTTGGTTTGATTACAACGAAGTGGATATACCCGATAACATAGAGCGAATTTTAGGTTTAACATAACAATATCATACAATGGGCATAATTCAGACTATCACGAATGAGTTAAAGGCGGCTATTGGTTATCAGCAAAGTTTCGATGAGCTTCTAACCGCTGGCGATGTGACAAGGGCGGTTGCTATGCTTAGTAGCCGTTCAGAGGTGGCGAGCCGTAATCTGTTGGAGTACGAGGTAAGCACTCACAAGGTAATGGAGCGCAAGGACAGGGCAGTGTTCGACAAAAAGGGCAATTTCCTACGCTGGAGCAAGCGTAACAAGATACCTATCCCCTATCAGAAATTCATCAATGAGATTTCCCTCGTGTTTCTGTATGGCAGACCTGTAAAATGGTCGCAGTTGTCAGAGAACACAGACAACGCATTTGACTATTACCAAGAGCTGATGCGCCAAACACGCTTTGACAGTGCCGTGCGTGAAGCCAAGCGAGCAGCAGGTGCGGAGGGGTGTGCTGCCATTCTCTACCATGTTTACAGGGATGCAGACAACACTCCACGGCTTTTGCTGAATGTGTTGAGCAAGAAAAACAATGATGACATATACACGCTCAAAGACCAATACGGACGGCTCAAAGCCTTTGCGTGGGGTTACTACCTCACAGAGCAAGGCAACCGAACCATTCACCACATAGATGTATATACGGCAGATACAATCTATCTGTGCAAGCGTGGTAGTGTCGGTTGGGAAGTTCAGAGAATGGCTAACCCCATAGGCAAGATACCTGTTTTGCTGTTTGAGCAAGAGCCAGAGCACGCAGATGTACAGCCGATGATTGAGCGTGAGGAAACAATGGAAAGCGTGGATGCGGATGTAAACGACCGCTTCGCCAACCCCGCAATGGTGGCAACCGCTGAAATTCTCAACTCATTACCCAAGTCAGAGGAAGAGGCAAAGCTATTCATTCTCAAAAATGGAGGCGAAGTGCGTTATCTCACATGGGACCAGGCAAGCGAGAGCAAGAAAAATCAGTTTGAGCGGTTGGATAAGCACATTCTTTCCAAGTCGTTCACTCCAAACATAGACTTTGACAACATGAAAAGCCTCGGCAACCTGTCGGCAAAGGCTATTCGCAAAGTGATGTTGCTTGCAGTCATTAAGGCAGAGCGACACAAGGAAAAGCACGATGGGTATATGAACCGACACGCCTCGTTGATGAAAGCCATAATGGGCAACGTGCTTGACTACCGACACAAGGCAGAATATGATGCGCTTGAATTGGGGCATGAGTTCCAAGAACCATTTGGTGATGATGTAAGTGAAATGCTTGCCGACCTTTCCAAGCAGTACAACGATGGCGCATTGAGCCTTGAAAGCTATGTTGAAAAGTCCTACCTTGTAAAGGACAGCAAGGCAGAAATGGAGCGTATTAAGACAGAGCAAGCCGAAAGACTTGCACAGCAAATGGAGTTAAACAAAATGGACGTGTTCGGGGAGGCTGAATAATGGAAGTAAAGACCAAATACAACATAGGTGATGAAGTGTGGACTATGCTTAACAATAGACCGCATTGTTTCCGTATCGCTGCCATTGAGGTGTTCCGTAACTCATTGCGTACATTCGTGCGTAACGTGGAGCATACCAACACAGGCACACGCAACAATCCGCAGCACCTATACTTTTTGGATAGTGCCTGTTTTCCGACAAAAGAAGAACTGATTAAAAATTTATTCAATGGCTAAGAAGACAGCGACCAACCCAAAGGACTTAGGGCTAACGTGCAAGGATTGTAAACACTCATACGACCCGCACAGCCCAGCTATTGACGGACACATGATTTTGTGCCGTTGTCCATTTTGGGAATACAGCAAGTTTCTAACAAGGGATATATGCGACAAATTCAGTAAGAAGTAAGCAATGGCAAAGATAGACTATAAGAAAGCGCAAGCCGAATTATTCCAGCGCACAGAGGGGTATGCTGCCAACATAAGGGTGGTGTATCGTGATGTGTTGATGCAAATAATTAACTTGGTGAAGAATACAGAATTGGAGGAGGGAAAACCTTTCTCCTTTGCTGAATATGGGTATAGCGAAAAGGTTACGCCCATGTTGCGCAATATGTATAGCCGTATCTATCAGACCATACGAAAGGGTGTTGAAAGGGAATGGCTAAAGTCCAACGAACACACAGACGAACTTGTTAAGTCGGTCTTTGGCGAAAAGTCTATTGACAGCCCATTTTTCGCTAAATACTTTCAGCACAACCAAGAAGCCATGAACGCCTTTTTTGCGAGAAAGACAGGCACGGGTAGCTTGAACTTGTCGCAGAGAGTGTGGAGGTACACGGGAGCATACAAGAAAGAGCTTGAAAATACTATTGATTTGGCTATTGGAGAGGGAACGGCTGCAAACAGAATGGCAACTGTCGTTCAGAAATATCTCAACGACCCCGATAGATGGTACAGGCGTTTTCGTGTAAAGGTGGGTGAAGATGAGAACGGAAACCCTATTTATGGGCGCAAGTGGAAACGTAGGGTGTTTGACAAGGAAAGTCAGTCTTACAAGTGGATTGACGATGACCCTAAAGATTACCACCCAGGCAGAGGCGTTTATCGTTCCTCATATCGAAATGCACAGCGACTTGCAAGAACCGAAACAAACATTGCATACAGAACGGCAGAATATGACCGCTGGCAAGATATGCACTTTGTTGTAGGTATTGAAATTAGGTTGAGCAACAACCATCCCGAACCCGATATTTGCGATGATTTGAAAGGTGTTTACCCCAAGACATTCAAGTGGACGGGATGGCACCCGAATTGCCGCTGCTACCAAGTGCCTGTGCTTGCCACTCATGGAGAGCTTGATAAGATGTTAGACAATATCCTTGATGGCAAAAGCCCAGACAATGTAAAGTGTTCTGGTGAGGTGACTGCAATGCCGAACCGTATGGTAAGGTGGGCAAAGGAAAATGCGGGACGCATGGAAAAGGCTAAGAGTGCTGGAACACTACCTTATTTCTACAAAGACAATGAGCAAGGCATAACGGATGCGCTTAACGGCTACCGACCCGTAAGAAAGCCTCTATCCAACGAAACAAAGGACAGGCGAAAGGTTATAAGGAGGCTTGCTGTTGATGCGCTGGTGGGCAAAGAAATAGCATTGTCGCAAATAGGGCTGACCGCCACAATGTCAAACCGTAGCGTTAAGGAATGGCTTAACCAACCGTTTAGTGATGTGGATGCAAAGAATGAGGCTCTGTTGGATTTGCAAAGTCTGCTGGATAACTCCGTATATCGTGGCAGTGGTGCTGATGAACACATGGCTACGGCTACAATGCACTTGTTTGAAACGGAAATAGGCGGTAATAAGTGTTGGATAATTGTTAGGCATTTCCATGACGGAACTTGCCTTGTATGGAGCGTTTCGGACAATCCCTCCATATTGAACAACATAGAATAAAAAATAAGGCTCACCATTGGTATTGTTTTCGTGGAACTACAATCCACGCTGATTCCCAATTGAGAGCCTTATTTATATTGCAAAGATACAACAAATTTCTGAAAAGAAAATATTTTGTAGCATTATTTCTTTCTTCCCCTGTTTGTTTGCTTCGTGCGAAGAACCCCAAGCCTTATTGTTGCAGTCTTCGTTGTGTACTTCCCGTTCTTAGAAAGCACATTCCACAATGATGTATGAGCTATGCCAACAACATCAACAGGCAGAGTGTCGTATATTGCTAATATGCTGCCAAAATACCAATGGTGTTTATCGTTGTACGGCTCATTCAGTTCAACGTGGATAACCTTTCTTTGCTGTTTCATACGCTATTTTGTTTTATGTGCAAAGGTACTCATTTTGAACTAAAAAGCGATACGAAAAGGTTTGCCCTTTAATGTAGGGCGTTTTTCAAGAACGAACTTCACAAGTTCTTCACTGTCAATTGGGAACAGTGGGCAATACTTGTAGAACAACGTGCAGATAAAACGCCCATTGAGCATTACATCAAATGTTAGTGTCTTCATCTTTACTAAGTTTACGCATACCATTTGGGTACTTTCTTGTATTCATTTACAACCTGTTTGAAATCGTCACCAAGCTCTTTAAGTATGACTTCTTCCAAAACCTTGTCTGCGTCAGCATGAGCACTTTCTATATCGTCCATACTCTGACATTCTTTCAAACGCTTTATATAATTCTCAATGTTAATTTTGTTTGCCATAACGATTTATATATTATTTAATTTTGATTGTGCCAAAAAACAGTTTTTGCAATATCCGTGATTTATCATTTGCCTCCCTTCGGCAGTATGTCGGCAAGATAGCACCATTTGCTGATATGAAAGTTCCTTGCGACCTCATTCCACGGTATGAAATCGTACAGGGCTGTTATGGTTACTTTTGCATCTACAATTTCATCTTCATCTATTACTATATAAAGGATTTGTTCTCCCTCTTCTGGTCTTTCACTTGTACTATGCCAAATAGCATTATTAAACCATTTGACACCATCTATAAAACCTTCACGCTTTGCCGAAATGTAGATACCCTCGTCTGCTTTAGGTTCATGCCCAACATATTTGTTGGCTGCTTGCATTATTCTTTTGTCTTTCATTTGTTTTCTCCTTTCAGTAAGTTTGGATTATCGTATATGTTGCCTATTACTTCAATCGGTACGAATGGGGTAAGGTTTGCAAGTCCTGTCTTTGTCTGGATGCAACGTGCCAAGAAAGCCGTGTGTTTCTCGCTCCACTCAATGACATAGGTGTACTTCTTGTTTCCGTCCAAGCGTACCACATCGCCCTCGTACACCTCTGATTTGAATATGTCGTGCAAACCTGTGGACTGACATATAAAGCGCACTTCAATAGCTTTTGCTTCATACACACCATTACCCATAAATTTAGGGGTCGGGTCGGCAAATATGAATGTGTTGCCACATACAGCGAAACAACCGCCACTATATACCCAATTTGTAGGGATATTGCCCTTTCCTGTGGCTTTGCCACGAAATCGAATACTTCTTTTTTGCATAGTTCTAACCTTTCAGTCTGTTTAAGAATGTTACATAATACTTGTGGTTGATGTACTCGTACTTAAATTCAAGCATATCATCGTCTGATGTATCGCCCATGTCGTTAATAACGAGTGTGGGGAAATCGTATGTCCCACTAAATCCGTGGTCGTGGAAATGTCCGTTCAAGCTACTTTGATGTTGAAATTCCGCATCACAGAAAAAGTAATCAAGGCTTGCTCTGATATGGTCGTTGAGCCATTCTTGGCTTGTTTGTGTGTCTGTGTTCACCAACTCATAAAAGAGTTTTGCCTTTGCAGTCATTACCGCCTTGGCTCGCTTTATTTCTTCGTCAATCTGCCTTTCCAACAACTTGCTTAAGGCGAGTGCTGCGCTACTCCGTGTCTTGAAGTATTCACGCTGTGCGGTTCGCATTTGACTTACTTTGTGAAAGAATGTCTTTTTATCCATTATCATACTTTTTTAAGTTCTTCAATAAGTGCATCCGCAAACTTGACAGACCATATACAAACATCTTGCATACTTGGGTTGGGGTCTATGCCCTCAACAATAGGCGAGGCAAGTTGTCCGACCATAGCAGCCTTTGCTATCTCGTATCTGCGTTGCTCCCAATCAATCTGCTTTGGCTTATCTGTTGCAATAATGCCGTTGCGCTTTTCTCTTGTCTGTTTTGCCACACATTCCTTGCACCGTCCCTTATAGGACTTGGAGAAAGCGGACAGTGGCAAAGTCTGTCCGCATACCTCACACTTTTTTGTTTCCATATCCTTACATTTCGATTGTCCCTATTTCTTTTGCGCCACGCAACAGCACAACACCGTATATTGTTTCACCAAGTGTATTGTCTTTCACTGGCTCAATGTCGCTGTCTGTTACAGGCTTTCCATTGCGCAATATCTGTCCCCATAGCCGACTTGTGGGGCAATCTGTTTTGCTGTCGGCTTGTGAGGGCAAGTTCGTGAAGAACTCCTGTATTGCCTCTTTCATGGCATTGTACACCATGCCCTCCGTTAGTGTGATTGTAGTTGTAAGTTCCATATCTCAATCTGTTAAGTGATAAAAGTATGCTGCTTGCTCGCCTTGCAAGTTATCCAAGGCATAATCATTTGCTTTGCGCCAAAGCTCATTGTAAAGCGAGGCTACCTCATTTTGTTCTTCTGTGCCTTTGCACCAAAGTAAACAAGCAACGCTCTGATTGCGTTTCTCTTTGACTTTGAGTAAGAGCCGTAAAGAAGTGTCATTTGTATGTCTTCACATAAATCTGTGCGCTCCTTGTTGATAGCTTCTGCTATATCGTTGAGATAGTCGCTTTCGGCTTCGTTGAGGTCAAACTGCTTAACCATCGCCTTTATGTCCTTTGCGTATATTGCTTTCATAAACTTATTTTTTATTCGGTTTGTTATCTGTGTTTCTTGAACACATTGCAAAAGTAGTGTGTTTTATTGAATACACCAAATATATTTGGGAAAATTTGCCGAAAAAATTTACTTGGTGAATGTTTTAACCGCTAAAACCCCGAATTTACCAAGTAAAATTTATCTGTGTTGTATGAACACATTATTAAATAGAATGCGTATCTTTGCAAACATAGAATATAAACAACTCCTAATTAGGGGTATAAATCAGTTAAAATATGAACAAAGAACTTTTTGCAAAGGTAAAAGACAAGTGCAAAGACACGGGTCTTTCGGAGAAGTATCTGACAGCGATAACCGAGGCTATGGGTGGCAGCGTGGCAGATGATTCTACCGACAATGACGCAATCGAAAGCACCGCAAACCTCATTCTCTCTGTGGCAACAGCAAGCCAGAGCGAGGCTACAAGGTGGGCGAACAAGGCAAAGGGCAATCCGAAACCAAAGCCAAATGACGGTGAGGGCGGTGAGGGTGAAAAGCCCAACCCAAACAACAAGGATGGCAATGGTGGCGGTAAAGGCAGTTCAGAAGAAAGCGAGGCTATCAAGAAACTGCAAGAAGAGGTTGCAGCACTGAAAGCGGAAAAGAGCCACAGCGAACGCACGGCTACAATCAATGCCGCTTTTGAAAAGCACCAAATCCCCGCTTTTCTTCGTGACAGGCTCGCTAAGTCCATTTCTGATGATGAAGATGTGGAGGCAGCGGTGTCGGCTCTCAAACAGGACTGTATTACCAACGGTCTTATGTCTAACCAAGCAGATGGTGCCAAGGCAGCAAGCGAAAAACAGGTTGATGAAGCCGCTGACGCTTTGCTGGAGTCTATAACCGTAAAATAAAACAAACAGATGAAACGCAAGACAGCTTCATTTACGGGTATGCGCCCTATCTTTACAGGTAGCCCGTCTATCGTACAGGGTGGCTTCAATCTTGATGTGGAGGGTCAGAAGTTCCGTGTGGGTGATGTAGTCCCCGCTGGAACACTCGCCATTTTCAACGAAACCACAAGAAAGGTGCAAGTAATCAAGACTGCAAAAGTCGTTGAGATTGACAACGAGAACAACAAGAAAGTAACGCTCTACATTGATGAGTTCTACGCTCCTTGTTTCGCTGTCGGTGATAGTGTGTTAAAGGCTGGTGCTGTTACAGGCACGTTTGCTTCCGCTCCTACTATTACTGCTATTGACAACGGCAATTGCCTTAACAACACGGGTAGCGTGTATGTCGTTACGCTTAGTGCCGCTATTAGCGGTCTGAAATCGGGTGATGTGCTTACAGAGGTGGTTAAGGACGGTTCTAACAATGCCGCAGAACGTGGCAAGGCTAACTCTGTATTATTCAAAGAATACGAAGTTGGCGAGTTTGAAACAGGCATTGACGTGTCGGCAGACACAATGCAATACGCATTGTATGAAAGGCGTGTGCCTCCCATTCCGACCTCACAGAAAGACAGCACGGGAATGTTCCTGTCTGCCAATCCTCACGTTAAACTCACGCAGTCGTACTAATCGTTTATTCACTAAAAAGGTAAAATTACAATGAAATCCATTTTTACAACATTCACTGGCTTGCACAAGAACGGTGCGCCATTGGATTTATTGGCAACATGGAGAAAGACCTTTGACAAAGCCTCTGAAAAGGAAGTATCGCTTTTTCAGAAGATGTACTCCGATGGTTGGTTTACCTACAACACGCCTCAGATGTCATTGACAGCCGAGGCTATCGTGGGCAAGTACAACATTCGTTTCATGGCTACTCTGTTGGCTGACGAATCCCCCTCACCATTGCGCAGAACTGACGGCTTTGATGTATGGACTAAGGAAATTCCCCGTGTCGGTCACAAGTTCGTTATGTTTGCCCGTGACTATCGCAAGTTACAGGAAGTGTACGAGAACCCTCGCCTCAAGGAGGCTGACAAGGTAAAGCAGATTGAAAAAACCCTTACACACGACATTCAAGACGCATACCTTGGTTGCAAGGATGTAATGGACTTTATCTGCCTTATGGCTTTCTCCAATTGGGGTGTGGCGCAGTTCAAGCCAGAAATCAACAACCCTGGTGGTCGTGCCTATGAGGTAGATTACAGCATGGAAGAGCAGAACAAGTTGGTGAGCGTATGCAACTGGACTACTGCAAACACCAAGGCTGGCAAGCTCATTCCTATTCTGTGGCTTTCTGCCCTTTGCTCTGATTTGCGTGACCGTGGCATTGAGCCGGGCGAGGTTCTTATGTCGCAGGAGCTTTACACTTGGTTGCGCATGGATGCAACCACACGTTTGCTTGCTCATGGCACGGACAAACAGGCACAGGTCGTAACTTCGTCTGAACTTTCCGCATTGCTCACTGAAAACGAGATACCGCCTATCACGGTTATAAAGCGCAAGATGGGTGTGGATAAGGACGGTAAGCGCAACACGATACAGCCGTGGAATCCTAACTTTATCGCTATCAAACCCGCTGGTGTCATTGGTGAGATACAGCCCGCCATTGAAGATAGTGAGCTTATCGAAGAGGACAACGTGGACTACATCAACGCTGGCAATGGTATTCGCATTTCCAAGTGGCGCACAGGTGCATCCACAGGACAGACCGCTGGCGAGTACACAGAGGGCGCAGCTCGCCTGTTACCGCTCATTACAGAGATGGGGCAGATTGTTTGCGCACAGGTGCGTGGTATCAAGGAAAAGGTTGTTAAAGCCGATGAAAACGGTGTAACGCCTTACTATACCACAAAGGCTGCTTACGAGGCTAACACAACCCTTGTTTCACTCTAACCTTTTCGTGTATGGAACTGAAAGTTATCAAGCCATTTCACGGCAAGGTTGAAAACAAGGTTATGAACAAAGGCGATTTGGTACACTCTACTGATGTGGAGCGTATCAATGCCCTTGTTGGCGGTGGCTTTTGCGCCATTGTTTCCCTGTCTGATACACCTAACGAGAATGACAACAACGCTGATGATGATAATGCACACAAAGATGATGCAAATGTTGTCAAAGGTGTTGTAGATTATAACGGTAAGGTTTATCCGCTTGACACATTGAAAGAGGGTCTTACACTTATCGGTGTAAGCCTTGCATCCAACGCAAAAGAACGTGGTGTTGCAAAGGCTCTTGGCAATCTGACAGAGGAACAGGCACAGAAACTTGCCGAATACCTTAACGAGAATGACAACAACATAACAGAGTAACAGTATATGGAACTAACGAAATTCCAAGCACTGACCGCTGAAATTGAGCCTTATGTGCCAAGCAAGCTGTCTATGATGAAAGCCTTATCCGATGTTGGAGTGAGCGACACAGAAACGCCCTACGACCCTACAACGGATAAAAGGATTGTCGCACAAGCAGCCGTAAAGGTGTTATCCCAAATGGTGGTGCTTAGTAGCGATAGCCTCGGAAAATCCTCACAAGGCTACAACGTGGATATGTTGCGCAAGCGTATCAAGGCTATTTGCAGTGAAAACGGTCTGGACTTGGAGAATTTCGATGAAGTGCCAACAATTACAGACGGCTCTAATCTGTGGTAAGCAATGAGAACTAACGGAACTTTTGAATACAAGCCTGTTGGCAGCGTACAGACCGACCCAAAGACAGGCTTTGCCATTCCGAATGATAAAGCACCTTTCTTGCAAGGGTGTGAATGTCAGATAGACAAGTCTATTCCAGCAAGGCAAGTAGTAGGCACGGACGGACAGATATATGCTTACACCTATGATGTGTTTATTCCAAAATACTTTGATGGTGTGTTGGCTATTGGTTGTACGGTGCGTGTTACAAGCGAAGATGGAGGTATAGACGAGTTTGTTGTTTCGGGTGTTGATAACATGAACCGTAAATACATTGAGATATGGGGATAACTCCGATGTTTGGTGATGATGCGATAGGCGCACAAGTCCGATTGTTTCAAAAACGATTGGAAGAAGCCGCCATTTTCCTATTGAAATACTTAGGTGAAGAACTCACCAAGTACGCAAAGGATAAGCATAATTACACCGACCGAACAGGCAACCTAACCAACTCAATAGGCTACGCAGTGGTGCGCAATGGTGAAATCATTGACTTTGGTGGTGCAGTCCAACAGGGAGAGGGCGCAGACAATGCGCTGAAAGTGGCTATGAAAATGGCAGAAACGCTTTCAAACTCTTTCTCACTTATCATTGTCGCTGGAATGAACTATGCCGCTTATGTGGAGGCAAGAGGTTACAATGTCATTCTGCCCGCAGAACTCAAAGCAAAGACAGATTTTCCAAAGGCGATGCAAAAGCTCATGGATAAAGCGAAAAGAAAAGCAGATGAATTATTTGGCAATGTATTATGATAACGACAGAAGAAATAGCAATTAAGGTACGCCAAATGCTGATTAACGGCATGGGGGTGAATACCGACTATGCAGAAAATCCCGACTACCAACGAAAGGACTACTCCAAGGAGGGCATTATTATAGTGCCAAGGTCTATTGATGGTGAGGGTTCTGTGCGTAATGGTAGTATCAATGTCAATATTCATGTGCCAGACATTCCGCAAGGCGTTGGGTGTGGCAAGGCTCTTTATCATATCAACTTTGCAAGGCTCATAGAGTTGCGCAAGGCTGCTATGGAGATACTGCAAAACCATTATGAGCATGGTTGCGGTTACAATTGGAATATTGGTTTAATCAATCCGCCAATGAAAGAGCCAAACCACAATGAGCATTTTGTATCGTTCTCTTTGGATATTGTTGTTAGAGAAAAAAAGTTAAACAATTAAATTTAATAAGTTATGCCAATACTTTCGACTATGGGCTTGAAGAAAATCTATGTAGCCCCAGCAAGCGAAACAGCGGGAGCAATGCCCCCCAATGGTAATGCTTGGCTTGATTTAGGTGATGTGTACCAAGACACTTGCACCTTGAAAGACGATGATGTAGAAACAACGGAACACAAGTCTGAAACATCAAACAAGCGCATTACACTTATGGGTGATTATGTCACCACGGTTGAACTTACGCTTATGGACCCCGACATGGAGCTTATGGCTCGCTATTTCGGTGGTACAGTAACAGGTACTAAGCCAAAGCGTAAATGGTTGCGTCCACGCAAGCCTGTTTACAAGGAGTGGGCAATATGGCTTCAGCCAGAGGAGGGCTTGTTTGTGGGCTGTCCTAACGCTTGTATCGTTCCCTCTTTCGAGATTACCTATTCTTCAAAGGGTATCTGCCTTTTACCGATGAAAATCAAGTTCCAAGACCAGCTAACGGTTGATGAAACTATAACAGACCCGACAAAGGCGGGATAACCTCGTAATAACAACTTACCAATTCAAGCCTCCTTTCCCTAAAATGGTTAGGGGGCTTGTTTACTTTACAACGATATGGAAGACAATCAAGAACAGAAAGAACTGACAAGAGAGCAACGTTTGGACTTAGAGGAAAAGGCATTGCAAGCCCTGTTGCAGATGGGTTGCAAGTTCTCTGTGCCATTGAAGATTTACCCAGTAAAGCCGTCAAAATGGTACAATTTCCTTAAACGTACATTCCCGAAACGCACAAAGGTTTGGCATGACAAGCGTATTCCTAAAAGTTGGAATGTGTCGGTCGTGGAAATACCAGATGTTGAAACGGAACGCATGAAAGAAGTATATATGCGCCATTTCAACATAAAGCCTTTGTATCTTGGAACAATAGACCGATTGCGCCAGATGTATATAGGCATTGAGTATGACGAAAAGACCATACAGGAACAGCCGATACAGGAAAGCAAACGACTATTCAAGTACACAAGGCAGATGGCAGAAATAGCAGCCGTTGCAGTAATCAATGATGCAAGTGTTACCGACAAGACCAACAAAGCGGTTAAGGAGCTATCAAAGTTCTTCTTGGAACACTTGACTGTTGCACGGTTGCAGAAACTCACAGCCATTATTAGCCAAATGATGAACCCAGCGGGTTTTACGACCTCTATTCGATTGATACGGGAAGTCGGAACGACAAAACCAAACCCCGAAGCGGAGCGGATAGAGTAACAGGATTAAACAGTCCTTGGGGTAATCGTGGCGAACTCATGCGCAGTTATGGGTGGACTTATGATTACTTGCTTTGGGGTATTTCGTGGCTCAATGTGCAACTGATGATAGCGGATGCACCACGCACAAAGGAATTGCCAACAGACGAAAACGGCAATGTCATTGATGAAAGTAAGATTGAACACCACGAATTGAAAACGAAAGAAGATATTAAGAACTATATCAAAGGAATGTTATAAATGGAGAATATAGGCGGTGGATTAGGCTTTAAGGCTACACTTGACATAGACGATTTCAACGTGTCGGCAGCGACAATGGAACGGCACATAAAGGACTTTTCCAACACGGCAGCACAAGAGGCAGCAGCCGTTGAGGATTCCTTTCAGCAGATGGCAGAAAAGGCGGGACAATACATTTCCTACTATCTGATAGGGCAAGGTATGAATAATCTTGTCAGTAGCATTGTGTCTGTCCGTGGTCAGTTCCAACAGTTAGAACTTGCCTTTGGTACGATGTTAGGCAGCACAGCCAAGGCTACTGACTTGATGCAACAGATGGTAGATACGGCTGCAAAAACGCCTTTCGACCTCATGGGAGTTGCCGAGGGTGCAAAGCAATTGTTAGCCTATGGTGTGAGTGCCGACAAGGTGAACGACACGCTTGTAAGGCTTGGTAACATTGCAAGTGGTCTTTCCATTCCGCTTAACGATATAGTCTATCTGTATGGTACGACAATGGTACAGGGACGCTTGTACGCACAGGATGTAAGGCAGTTTACGGGTCGTGGTATTCCACTTGTAAAAGAACTTGCAGAAAAGTACCACACAACAGCCGACAACATAAACGCTATGGTATCGGCTGGCAAAATAGGATTTCCAGATGTTGAGGAAGTCCTAAACAAAATGACAAATGCGGGCGGTCAATTCTATCAGCTCATGGAGAAACAAAGTTCTTCGCTGACAGGACAGATTGCAAACTTGGAGGATGCTTGGGACAGTGCGCTTAATAGTTTCGGTGAGCAAACCGAGGGTGCGCTTTCGGCTGGCATACAGGGCGCAACATACGTTGTTGAACACATGGATGATGTTGTGCGCATACTCAAATCAGTAGCCATTGCTTACGGTTCTGTGAAAGCCGCTACCGTGCTTGCAAGTGTAGCCACCAAGGGTTACACTGGAATAACCGTGCTTGACAATGCCGCAAAGACAGCACAGCTTGCCTTGATGAAAGCGCAATCGGCATTGAGCGGTGAGGTTATCAATCAGAAAAAGGCAATGGCAGCAGCAGAGCAAGCCAATTACGCAGCACTTGAAACCACACTGACAGCCGAGGAAAAGGCAGCAGTAACCAAGCAAATGCGTATAGCAGCCATTCAAAGCCTACTGACAGCACAACAGCAAGAATATCTCTCCAACCTCAATCTGACAGCCTCAAGCCAAGGTTACGAGGCAGCAGCCGTTGGTGTTATGACAGCAGAGCAACGCTTGGCTTTGTCAAAGCAAGACTACACAGCCAAGAGCGCAGCGTATAGAGCCGCCATAATGCAAGAGGCACAAGCCAAAGCAGCCAACCAAGCGCAAACGGTTGAGGCTATGCGTAGCGATGTAAGGGCAGCAGCACAGAGCGTAGAAGCAGCCAAAGCCAAGGCTATTGCAGCTACACAAGCAACCGAGGCAGCACGATATGAGGTATATTGGGCGCAACAGTCGGGCAATGCGACAACCATTGCAACCGCACAAAAGAAACTTGATGCAGCGGTGGATGCGCAATCAGCCACACGCAAGGCAGCACTTGCCGCACAGACAGATTTCTATACAAAGAAGAAACAACTTGAAACAGCAGCAACACTCCAAGCTCGCACGGCTTCTATTGCTGACACAGGCGCAAAGACAGCACAGACCGTAGCGACAAACATTCTTTCAGTGGCAACCACAAAGTTGTCGGCTGGACTAAAAGCATTGTGGGCAACAATGGCTGCAAATCCGCTTGGTGCAATACTTTCCATTGTAGGCTTGCTTATCAGTGCCTTTACGCTATTCGGCAAAAAGACCGAAGAAGAAAAGGACACGATGAATGAGTTTGAGGATAGCACCAAGAAGGTAACGGATAAGTTGGATTTGTACTTTGCCATTCTTTCACGCTCCAATAAAGACAGCAAGACACACAAGGAAATGGTGGAGAAAATCAATGAAGTGTGCAAAGAGTATAATTCCACGTTGCTTGAAGAAAATGACACGTTGGAACAGCAACGCAAAAAATACTTGGAAGTCAAAGATGCAATCCAAGCCACGACCGCAGAAAAGATAAAGGCAAAGCGCACAGAAGAAGAAATGAATAAGTTGAACGAAAATAGTAACAAGAACTATGATTCGTTTGATACACGCTTGAACTATGCGGAATATAAAACCGACAAGTACCACACGGTAGATGATGGTATGGGTGGAGAGGTTAAGGTGTATGTAACCAAAGCAGCCGAAAACATACAAAACATGGCACCCGAAATAAGGGAAGCTGTGCGTAGTTTGGTGGAGGCTGGTGCAAAAGAATTGGCTACCCTGTCGGGCGATGATTTCACAAGGAAGTATAACGAGATTGTGAATAATGTTGTTGCTGGCACAAAGGCTGGCACACACGCAACCGACAAAGAAATGGAAGCCTTTGCATCCCAACTGAAAGAATACCTCGACAATGAGGTTAGGGATGTGCGCACGTTCAATTCTGCAATTGACTTGGTAAATCAGAACTTGGATAATTTCCTTGCTCCAAAGGACACTACCAATGTGGATATTACAAAAATGAGCCTTGAAGAATTACATGAACTCGCCAATAATCTTAACGGCAAAGAGGTAACGATTGATTGCAAGACCTATGGCTTTGAGGATGCACTTTCCCTCTTACGAGAGGTGAACAAAGAGATAAACAAGCAACAGAACGACTTGAATACAGAAAGTGGTATCGGTGCGGAAATTCAGAACCTCAAAAAACTTAGGAGTGAGGCGCAACTTGGTAGTAAGGCATGGAACGATTACAACAATCAGATAACACGCTTACAGACACGCTTGGATAATGCTACTGGCAAGAACCGCAAGGGAAGTGGTGGCAGTCGTAGCCGTAGTGGTGCAAATGATGCACAACGCAATGCGGATAACCTCAAACAAAAGCAACTTGAGGCTGACAGACGGCTTGAAGAGGCGAGAATTGCAGTCATGGAAGAGGGGTATGAGAAACGCAAGGCACAACTTGACTTGCAGCACAAGCAATCCCTCCAACAGATAGATAAAGAAGAAAAGGAACTTGCCGATGCACGAAAGAAAGCGGGCAAGGGTGGTCTTACTTCTGACGAAAAGGCGAATTTCCAAGAAAGGCGCAATATCGAAAACACAAGTTACACCCAATCGCAAAACAAGTTGTTTGAGGGTGAGCTTGACTATAAGAAAAAGCAATATCAGCTATATTTCCGTTGGGTGCAGAATATGGGCAAGGAAGTAGCCGACAAGCAATTTGAAAAGTTGCTTGCTGATGGTAATTCCTACAAACAATATGTTGAAAATGAAATATCCAAACTTGAAGAAAAGCGTAAGAACGGCACTCTAACCGAGGGTGAGGGCAATTACCTTATATCGCTTAACACACAGAAAGGCGAGTTGAACGGTGAAACCACAGCACTTGAAAAGTTCAAGCAGCAAGTTAGTGATTCTATCGGTCAGTGCCAAACCCTTGCAGAAAAAATTGAAGCCGTAGCAAAAGCCAAAGCCAAGCTGGAGAATGGAGAAAGCGGTATTGTCAGCACAGACGAAAGAGCCGAGGCAAGCCTTGTCCTGTCACAACAGGATGCAGACTTGCAAAAGGAACTGCAAAAGACCGTGCTTGATGATTACCGCACCTTTGAGGAACAAAGGCAGTCTATCACCACACAGTACGCTTTACTTCGCACCCAAGCCGAGAAAATGGGCGATGCGGAGCGTTTGGCGCAAATCAACAAAGCGGAGCAAGAGGCATTGTCGGCACTCAATATGTCATTCTTGCAACAGTCTGAAAGCTGGAAAAACCTCTTTACGGACATTGACACGCTTACTGTCGCTCAAATACAAAAGCTGATAAGTGATATACAGAAACAACTCAATGCTGGCAACCTCAAACTAAGCCCTGTTGATTACAAGGCTGTTATTGATAGTCTGAACCAAGCCAAGAACCGTATTCAAGAACTTAACCCGTTCAAGGCACTTGGCACGTTCTTCAATGATTATCTGGCAGCTAAGAAGAAACTAAGGAAAGCCGAGGCAGACCTTGCAAGCGGCAAGGGAACGCAAAAGAGTGTTGATGAAGCCAAGAAAGATGTCAAGTCGGCAGCACAAGGCATTACCAACTCCATTCAGAAAGTAACGAGCATAAGCACGGATTGCGCCTCGTCCTTGCAATCAATGTTTGATGCGTTGGGCATGGATGGTGTAGCTGACGGCTTGGGCACTGCAATAGACCTCATGGGACAGTTGGGCAATGCTGCTGCTTCTGTCGGCAAGTTTATGAGCGGTGACATATTGGGCGGTATAACAGGCATGGTTTCCTCTGTTACTTCTGTGGTTGGCATATTCGCTAAGTTGCACGATAAAAAGTACGAAAAGCGAATACAGAACCTACAAAAGCAGATAGACAACTTGCAAACAGCCTACTCACGTTTGGAGCGAGCTTTCAACAATACCTATTGGGTATTCAATGATGAGGAACGCCAAGGCTACGAAAAGAACATACAGGCTATTAAAGACCAAATCGCAGCGTTGGAAAAACAACGTGAGGTTGCCAAGAAAGCGTGGGACTTCGCACAGTATGCCAAACTGACTACACAGATAAAGCAGCTCAATGCGCAACTTAACAAGGCTAAGGAGGGTGGCGATATGCTTACTCTGTGGCAATCGCAAAAGGAATCATTGCGAGAGCAACAGGAACTTATGCGCCAACAGATACAGGCAGAAAAGAGCAAAAAGAAAACCGACAACAACAAAATCAAAGAATGGGAAAATCAGATTGAGGAAATAAATCAGCAAATCGAGGATTTAGACCAACAGATGATGGAAACATTCGCTGGTACTGATGTAAAGAGTGCCATTGATGAGTTTGCGGATGCAATTGTTGATGCGTATTGCTCTGGTGAGGATGCGGCAAAGGCTTTGGGAGAAACGACAAAGAAAGTGCTTAAAAACGCTGTTGTAGAAGCCCTCAAGCGAAATTTCCTTGCTAAAGGTATCAATGATGCGGTTGAGTATCTTGGAAAAGCTATGGAAGACGGTGTGCTGTCTGATGAAGAAAAGAAAGAGTTTGAACGCCAAGCAAACGCAGCGGGTGAAAAGTTCAAAGCTGGATTGGAAGCCGTGGGCGATTGGATTAAAGATGTTGATGAAACAGCGAGCGACCCACTTACGGGAGCCGTTACCTCAATGAGTGAAGAAACGGGCGGTGTGATTGCTGGTAGGCTCAACGCTTTCATCATTAACCAAGGCGAACAAACGAGCGTGATGCGTGAACAGTTGTTGCAACAGTCGGAGATAGCGAGAAACACCGCTTTGTCGGCTGAACGGCTGCAAAACATAGAAAACACGCTTAGGCGCATTGAAACAAAGGACAACTCATTACTATCACAAGGTATATCGTAATTATGGAACTTGTAGAACAACTGAAAAAGGATGGCACAGACAAAGGGCTGTGCCGCCTTTGGCAAATGAAATTGCGTAAAGGCTTGGGTACGGAGGCATTGGTCGCACTCTATATCAAGGGCATTGACTTCTGTATATCCGAAGACTTCCCAACGCTTGATTTTCTAAGGACGCATTTTAAGGGCGTATGCGAGCCTTTCGGTGTCTTCATTGATGAAGATATGCCAACACTCGCAAATAAGGCAGATTTGGTGCTTAATGGAGCTTGTAGGTGTATGCTGGAGTATGACGGTTATAGCGTGTCACGCATATACATACGACACACCTCTGAAATAGCCGTTAATGTGTCAGACCATGCCGTTGTCACTATTGATATTTTCGACCGTGCAAAGTTGCATTTGTCTGTCGGTGGCAATGATGCAAGCGTTATCCTCAATGTATATGGCACGAACACCGACATTGACTTTGTGGACGGTGACAAGCCAAGCAATGTGATTGTGAACTTTAACAATAAAACTACATACTGATATGGTAGATAAGAACTTGAAACTTTACTTGCCATTTGATGACCCCGATGGCAATAAGGCTTATGATTTTTCAACAAGCCGTGCTGATGCAATCCTTTCAGATGGAGCGACATTTACGAGAAATTCCAAGAAGGGCAAGGCTCTTTCTCTGAATGGTGGTGAGTGTTTGACCGCACAAACCATACCGTTTAGCGGAAATTTCACTCTGTCTGCCTATGTAATGACAACACAAAGCCGTATTGGTTGGGTGGTGAATTTACTTGGTGTAGAAAACTATCGTGAACAATGGATTGATGTTGTGCCAAAGCAATGGTACTTTATCGCATTTGTTCGTAATAGCGACACATTGAGCGTATATCTGGACGGAGAACGTGTAAGCATTGTTTCTCTTGGTGGTGGCAATCCGCAAGGTTTGAGCCTATGCACTGATGAGCTGCTGACAACGACTGCAACCATTGATGAGGTAAAGGTGTATGATGTGGCTCTGACAGAAGCCGACATTATGAAAGCCCAAGCCAACAACGATGTGGAATACTACATTGATGGCGTGAACTTCAAAGATTATGGTGTGTCCGTTTCAAAGTCGGACGGAATTATTGGCAGACTTGCCCAGAAAGAAGCTCTCCAAGTTGATTATGACAACTACCACGGCATTGTCCGTGACAGGAAAAGAAAACGGTACAAGGAGCGCACTATCACGCTTGACTGTTTCCTTGAGGCAAGTGGTCGCAGTGCTTTCGTTGAGTGGTGCAGCCGATTTATGGCTTTGTTCGATGGTGATGGAACACACCGCCTTACTATCGAATATGACGGAAAGGCAAAGCCTCTCGTTTATGAGGTCGGCTTGTTTGATGATACGGACATTACAAAGACATGGGGAACTTATAACACAGACCTCATGGTCGGTACATTCAAGCTAAAGCTGATAGAAGACGAACCCGTAAAGCGTGTGTTGCGCCACATATCAGCTAACGACAACTCAAAGGCAAGCATAAAGGTTACTTCATCTAAGTTGCTCAATATTTATTGGGGAGATGGAACGCACACATATAATGTAGCTGGCAATGACACGGTTGTAGAACACACATACGCACTTGCTGGCGAATACGACATTATCATTGCTGGCGTGATTGAAGACATTGAAAAGTTTGAAACTAACGACATTGTTATATGGGAACTACTCAAATAATAAAGCGTAATGGCGAAACAATACAGCTCAACACAAACGAGCCGTTTTGTTTCGTCAAAGAGGCTACACTCACAAGTTCCTTAATGGGCGATGATTACATTTCGCTCAAAATCGTTTCCGCCAATTGGTTGTCATTCGCCAAAGGAGATAAGATAACCATTGGTGGCAAGGAATATAGTATCAGAGCCACAACAACCCGTGAGGTTGTTTCAGAGGGTTATTACAACTACGAGCCTGTATTCTATGGCGTGATGTACGACCTTATGAAAACTATCTACCGCAATTGCGACAAGTACGGCAAGAGCGACAAAAGCACATTTGACTTGACCTATACAATCAAGGAATTTGTGCAAGTCCTTATCTACAACATGGAAAGGGATTATCCGGGGTTGTGGAAGTTCGATGTGGATAACTGCCCCGACACGGAGGCTAAGACTATTCAGTTTTCGGGCGTGAACTGTTTGCAGGCATTGCAGACCCTTTGCAACAGCGAGCAGTTCAACTTGGAGTTTCAGATAACCCAAGACAAGGGTGTGCGCACTATCCATATAGGCAAGTTCGGCAAGCGTATCAATCCTCCAAGCGGTGCTGATTTCTTTGAATGGGGCAAGGGTAACGGATTGTACAACCTCAAAGAACAGAAGATAGACGATAAAGCCATTATAACCCGTCTGTGGGCAGAGGGTGGTACAACCAACATTCGGAGCAATTACAGGGAGTATTCGGAGCGACTGCAATTGCCGTACCCACAGCGAAAGAACCAGTACGAGCATACCCTTTCAGACGGAACGGTTGTAAAGGTGGGTTCTGAAACAATCGGCATTGCTGACGATGCAAAACGCTACATTGAGGATGCAGAACTTCGTGATAAGATAGGCAGTGAGGAAGATGTAAAGACCTACGATAACATCTACCCCACACGCACGGGAACCGTTACGGCTGTTGTGGCTGATGATATTTGCGCTTTCATTGATGATACAATGGACTTCGACCTTAACAAGAAAGACGATAAAGGCACGGTGTACCTTGTGGACGGAACGAGCGCAAAGATAACATTCACTTCTGGGCGGTTGGCTGGGCAACAGTTTGAGCTTGAGGCGAAAGGTGGCTACAACCACGAAACAAAGAAATTCCGCATTATCCCATTCACGGATAATAGAGGTTTGACCATTCCATCCACTGAAACACAGGACGCTTACAAAATTGAGGTCGGAAACACCTACAAGATAACCGACATATATCTGCCCGAAAGCTACGAGCAAAAGGCAGAAGAGGCGTTGTGGTATGCTGCAATGGAAGATTTCAAGACAGCGACACAGGCAAAGGCTCAATACACGCTGACATTGGATAGGCTCTACTTTCTCCAAGAACTAAGCCGTGATACCGATACAAGCGTGTTTGAGGTGGGCGATTATGTGCCTGTTAAGGACACACGTTTTGGCATTGAGAAACAAATGCGCATACAGAAAGTAACACGCAACCTTTTGTTGGAACAGGACTACCAAATCACTTTGGCAGACACAACAGCCGTGTCTATACAGGCGCAAACCGTGCTTACTGTCATTGAGCATGAAAACATCATAAACAACAACCGCCTCCGTGATTTGAATAAAGCAAGGCGAGGATGGAGAACCACAGAGGATTTGCGTAACATGGTCTATGACACGGACGGATATTTTGACACGGACAACATCAAGCCAAAATCCATTGACACAAATATGCTGACTGTTGGAGCAAAGAGCCAACAGTTTGTTTTGTCGGGATGTGTGTTGCAAGCCAACTTTGGGGGCAATCCGAATATGTTTGTCGCAACGGCTGGCATACTCTCGCACCTCACCATTGACAACGACAAGATTAGGAACTGGCAGATGAATGAAGCCTCGTTCAAACTGCAAAGCACAGGCGGTTACTATCTGTTTGCCAAGTGTTCAAAGAGCGGTGAAAACGGTGTGTGGTATCTTACCCAAGAGCAATTGAAGTTTGAGCCTACGAGCGACCCCAACAATTACTATTTCCAAGTTGGCATAGTATCAAGCCTGTATGCAGATGATAATTTCAGAGATTTTCAGACCACATACGGCTTTACTCGCATCAATGGCAACACTATCACAACTGGGCGCATCATTACGAGTGATGGCGAGTGCTACTTGGATTTGGACGGCAACAAGTTCCGCATTGGTGACAGCACAAGTTCTATTGATTGGAACGTGTCGGCAAAAAGCCGTCTGACATTGAAGAATGTTAGCGTGGCAAGTGGCAGCGGTGATGTTGTGCCGTTGGGCGTTTATCGTGGAGTGTGGAATAAGGATTACATCTACTACACGAGTGATGAAGTGGCTTATACAAGCAATGGCGCAACGTGTACCTATCGCTACATACACCCCACACCTACCAAGGGTAACTTGCCAACCAATTCAACCTATTGGGCGATTGTAGCACAAGGTGCTGACGGCATTAGCGGAAACAATGGCGATTGGGTGAGCTTTGTCTTTAAGGAAAGCGATACGAAACCTACAACGCCCACATCTACTGCACCTATCCCCGATGGCTGGAGCGACACACCAAGCGCAACAGGCAAGTGGTGGATGTCAAAGGCTACAATCAATGGCGTAACAGGCAAGGCTGGAACGTGGAGCGAGCCTGTACAGACCACGGCAGAGGATGGTGTGGATGGTGCTTATACTGATTTCAAGTATGCCAAGAACACATCAAGCACATCATTTCCCGCAATAACGGTTATAGAGCGCAACCCAAGCGGATGGAGTGATGAACCGCCAACACTTGCAACAGGCGATTATCTTTGGATGTCGCAAGCAGAAATAAATGCAGATGGAACGCTCAAAACAAATTGGAGTACGCCTGTAAGAATTTCGGGTGAGAAAGGCAACAGTGGAAACAATGGCTCTGTGTTCTATTTCATCTACACGCTTGCATCAACAACTCCAAGCACACCTACATTCACCACACCCTCTGCCTTGGTAGGGCAAACGGCATGGACTATCAAGCCACCAACACCGACAGATACGCTATATCTGTATATGTCGCAAGCCATATACAACCCGAATACAGGGCGGTTTGGCTCATGGACTGCACCGATACGCATATCTGGCAAGGATGGTGCAAAGGGTGCTGACGGTACGGATATAGAGTTTATCTATTTGCGCAATACAGGCAGTACACCAAGTAAACCAACATCCGTGAATACTGATGATTATGTGCCTACGGGTTGGACTGACAACCCACAAGGAATAACCGAAACGTACAAATACGAGTGGGTATGTGTAAGAACCAAACCAAGCGGTACTGATACTTGGTCGGCTTTCAGTACGCCTGTCATTTGGGCGAAATGGGGTGATAAGGGTACGGATGGCGATGGTACTGAATATGTATTCAAGCGTACAGAGGTAGAAACAGCACCCGATGCAATTTTGGTAAGTTCCACTGCTGACGGATATGTGCCTACGGGTTGGACTGATGAACCAAGCGGTGTGTCGGCAGACTATCCTTTTGAATGGGTGTCTATAAGACACAAGACAAATGGCAAATGGGGGTCTTTCTCCGAGCCTACCTTGTGGAACAATTACGTTGTATGGAATCCCAATCTGCTTGAACAGACAGAGTTTGAAAGCATGGATAGGCTGGATAAATGGGATGTCGTTTCTCGCAATAATGGTGGTAGTGGCATGGATACAAGCATTACCCACATCAATACAAGCGGTGTGGACGGACATAATTGTTTCTATGATGCAAACACTAAGCGGAATGATGAAAGCGTGTATAAAGAAGTGTTGCGCCAAGTGTTGCAGTCCTCGACCACTAAGAAGTTAAAGCCTTCGACATGGTACACTCTTTCATTCTGGGCAAAGTGTGGAACTAAAACATTGACCGTGAACGAAACAAGCAGCGCATACGGCTTTGCACAGCGCACATTGTATCTAAGAAGTGGGCGCAAGTACACATTCTCATTCAATGGACGCATTGATGCGCAAGCTAAATCAGACGGAAAGGAATTAAGGTGCTTTATATGGCAAGACGGATGGAAATGGCAAAAGGAAATTTCTGTCAGCAATACCTATAACACGACAGCCTCCATTTCGTTTGACGATGTACCCGCTGATGGTGTGTATCATTTTGCGGCATACTTGTATGACAGTACAGACCCACGCACAGGCAAAGCAACCCTTAATTGGGTGCGCATACTTGAAACAGGCGGTACAATATTCAGCACCTATGTATTCCCAAGTGCCATTGATACAACCAAGGTGTTTGTGGATGGTGTACAATACAACAATACTATTGGTGCGGATTGTGTTGTTGATTATCCGACATACACGGCATGGAAAAAACATACTATAACATTCAAAACAAAGGCAAGTTTTGCCGATACTGAATATGTGTTGTTCCGCTTGCAACCAATCATAATTGAGGGCAACTCGCAATATCTCTATATCTGTATGCCAAAGTTGGAACTTGGCAAGGTGGCAACTGCCTATGATGCAAATTCAAACGACAATCGCCCCGACTACCAAGAGTACAGGTTTGCCAAGAACGGCTCACGCAATAGTGCGCCCGCATTGGTTAAGACTGATGCAGAGCCGAGCGGTTGGACAACTACACAGCCGACTGTTGGAACACTTGAATATCTTTGGATGATTGTTGCCAAGAAAAGCGCAACGGGTGCGTTGCTCACCAATTGGAGTGAACCTGTGCGTATAACTCCTTATGACGGTAAGGATGGTGAGAATGGTAAAAGTCCAGCTATGGTGTATCGTGGCGTGTATGATAGTAGCAAGACATATTACGGCAATCAGTATCGTGTTGATGCAGTCAAATACAACGGCATTTATTACGTTGCTCGTATTGATGCGGGAGAGTTCCACAATGTCGCTCCAACAAATACATCAAAGTGGAATAACTTTGGTGCGCAGTTTGAAAGTATTGCAACAGGATTATTGTTAGCCGAGAACGCAAATATTGCTGGCTTTATATTCAGAAACAATAGACTTGAAAGCTCGCTGTCTGATGCAAATGGACAACCAAATATTATTTTGGATGGCGTAAGTGGAAATAGCCGTTTTTCTGGAATATTAAAGGCGAGTCTTTATTATGGTAGTATGAAAAAAATAACAGATGCGACAAATAGAAAATACCAGATTGACCCACAAAAAGAGGCTTTCAACGGTTTCTTCATTGACGAACCGACAAATATACGCTTTGTGACACTACCAAAAGCAAAAGACTATGACGGTTTGGAAATAAAAATATATACGAAACAGTCACATTGGACACCCGACAGGTGGACTGTTGTGCAGTCACAATCAACGGATGATTTCTATGTCAAGTTAGGGAACATATATAATGTATATGATGCTGACGATAAGAAATATGTCGCAGCTCTTGAGAATTATATGACACCATACACGAATATAAAAGGTACTGGGTGTGCTATGATACCTAATGTGATGCACACGTTCAAAAGCATGAATGGGGCATGGTTCTCAATACAAGGTTTATATACAGGAGAATGAATTAGGAGTTGAATTACAGAAAGCAACAGACAAAAGCACTTTCTTTATGCTATTCCATGTGCCTTTCTACTCACGGTCTTATTCGTGGGTGGATTGGCTTGTGGCATGGAGTTTAAGGACAGAGCTTATGGTGGTAAATGGGATTGGTTGGACTTGTTAGCCACCATATTAGGCGGTGTTTTGGGGCAAATGCTCCAAATATTGCTGATTTATGCCTTAAAGTGTGTTTCTTAGACACATTTTTACTACCTTTGCAGTGTAGATTTACCAAGTAAATATGGAAGATGTAAGAATTATAGCCAAGGGTCGTATTTCCGACCTTTCCAAGGGCTTCTCTTTGGGCGGTGTGCCGTTCTCCGTGTATGTCCGTAGCAAGGAAAACACGATGTTGAGCGACACACTGCTTGATTGCCGACTGATAGGCGATAAGGGGGCAAGTCCATTCCCCGTGCCTGTTGGTGATTGGACGCCCGCAATGATAGCGTACATTTCCCCAAACGCTATTGACTTGGGCAAGTTTGATGTATATTGGGGAGCGAGTGAACAACCAAATAAAATTGTATAAGCGCATGGGACTGATTTTAGGCAGTGGCTCTACAAAGCCACAATATCCTTACGATATGTGGTACGGTGTGCAAGGCGACTTGACAAGCAAGGACTACAAGCTCACAAGGGTTGGAAACCTTGACTTGCACCGCACGTTACCCATACAGAAGAAGTTGAGGCGTTTCGTGGAAAACACGGACGGCTCTGTTAAATACTACTTGCACCAAAATGACAGCCGTAAAAAGGATTCGGGCGCAAAGGCTACCATTGACAGCACGGATGGAAACGTGATGTTGGAAAAGCCCGACTATTACGGTCGTTTTGAGATTGAGGGTACAAAATGGCTATATGCCATATCGGAATACCCTCTGCCTGGTTTTGTGAAAATGACACGCAAGACTTGCTCGCCTTGGTTTGCAACTATTGACCGTGACACCAATACAGCCGTGTCTGGTTGTTGGTTGCAATGGGATGGCTCTGGCGAACTGTTGCGTGATGAAGAGGGTATATTGAAAATGCTTGACAATGCCACACGTTACCGTGGTGGTAGCGGCTCAAATTCGGCTTGGGATGGTACTTATCATTCCATGCTTGGTATGCCAAGAACATCTATCAGCAAGGCTGGCGCACGACCTTATTGTAAAAACGGCACTCACCTTGGCGTGTATCGTGTATATACAGAAATTGCGTGGTTGCAACGCATAGAATATGCTTCATTGCATTGTCAAGACACTTACAACGAAACGCTGACTGCTGACGGATTCAGACAGGGCGGCTTGGGTAGTGGTCCCGCTGTTGATGGTAGTCAGTGGAATACATGGGGCGGCTATAATCCTTTCGTGCCTTGTGGAGTTACTGCAACGCTTGGTAACAATACAGGTCGTATCGCATTTGTTATCAAAGGTTGGACGGGTGGAGATAAGACCGTCTATGTAACATCTTACCGTGGTTTGGAAGCCCCATTTGAATACTTGTGGCTCTTGGCAGATGATGTGCTTATACGCCATATCCCCGACAAGGAGGGAGGTAGGAGTATTGCTTATCTGTGCGAAGACCCGACAAAGTTCACTTCACATTCAGACAATGCTACGACTGTCCCCGATGGCTACACGGAAATGTGCGATTTACCTCGTAGCAGTGGTTGGATATTGCACTTTGCCATTTCAGGCAATGGTATCTGCTTCCCCGATGCAATAGGTGGTAGTAGCAATCAAGGTGCTTGTGACTACTTCTGGCACCCTGGTAGTGATGCGTCTGGTTGGTGGGGTTTGCTTCTGTCTGCTGCTGCGAATGCTGGTGCGAATGCGGGCTGGGGGTATGCGTATGCGAATAGTCGTTCCTCGTACTCGTCTGCGAACTGTGGCTTCCGCTTGTGCCGTTTCTGACGGACTGCAAAATGACGGTTCACGGAGCAACGAAAAACGGGCTAACGTGAACTGTTTGAATTGGAAATATTAAAACAAAATATTTTAAGTGTCGGTAGTATGGGGTTTGCTTCTGTCTGCTAATGCGAATAATGGTGCGAATGCGGGCTGGGGGTATGCGAATGCGAATAATCGTTCCTCGAACTCGAATGCGAACAGTGGCTTCCGCTTTTACCGTTTGGTTTCAATTGAGAAATAAGATACTGAAGCTGCCGACACTTTACCTCTTGGTAGAAAAATAGTGATTAACACGGTGCGAGTAAGAAAATTGAAAGCTCTGTATTAGACTAACGGCACATATAGTAGATGAACGCAAATACATATTTGTATCAATACTCCGACTTTGAGGATTGCGGTCTTTACATTGGCGATACAGGCAAGCTGGCTTGTTCTCCAAGTAAGAAGTTGAAGAACGTATATCACTTGCTCTACACAAACGAAAACTTGTGTCTGGCTCAATACAACGCACAGCACGGCAAAGGTGAACGCAGCGAGATTAACGATTTCAATGAGCATATTTGCGAAAGGCTTGATGAATTGTATGAAATGTTGGCGTATGAAACGTATGTACCCGGCAAGTATAAGGAAAGAAAGATACATGACCCCAAGGAACGTGTCTTGATGATTGCCCCATTCTTTCCCGACCGCATCATTCACCATTGCGTGATAAACGTGTTGGGCGAGCATTGGACGCATCTATTCATTGAAAACACTTACGCTTGCATCAAAGGGCGTGGTGTACACAAGTGTATGCTTGATGTGCGCAGTGCGCTTATGCGTGATAAGAAAGGAACACGCTATTGTCTGAAAACGGACATCCGCAAGTTCTATGATAACATTGACCATGCCGCATTGAAGATTGTGATAAGGTACACGATAGCGGATATTCAGATGTTGCGCCTGTTAGATAAGATAATTGACAGTAACGGTAAAGACAAGGGGTTGCCGATAGGGAACTACACAAGCCAATACTTAGCCAACTTGTATCTGGCTTTCTTTGACCATTGGGTTAAGGAAGTTCTGGCACCTTACATCCTACGCAGATTTGGAGTGAAACTGTATTATTTCCGCTATATGGATGATATGGTTTTCCTGTGCGAGAGCAAGGAAGCACTGCACTATGTGCTTGACATGACAGGCTTGTATCTCGCTGCCGAGCTGAAAGTGGAGTATAAGGCAAATTGGCAGATATTCCCCGTTGATGATAGAGGCATTGATTATGTCGGCTTTTTGCAGAACCATTACAACGTATTGCTTAGAAAAAGCATATTGTTGAAGTTCTACCGCAAGGCATCCATTATCGCTAAGAAATGTCCTATTAAAGATGAGAGTGATATAAAGCACCTCTTTTCGTCTGAATATGGTTGGATAAGCAGATGTAGCGAGGTACACAAAAAGAATGTCTTTAATAAAATTACAAACTATGGACACAAGCATTTTATCAATGGGTCTTTTGTCAGAACAGCGTCCGCAAGTGATAGACCCTTACAACAACGGACAGGGAACATTTCTCTACAATCACAACATAAAAGAAGTGGATGTAGTAGCAGACGAAATGGGCGGTACGCACATAGTCAAGGAGGGGGAAACTCCGACAGGCAAGATGTGGCAGTACGACAGCCTCCGTGTGGAATATCCCAAGACAGCCGATAACATTTTCAGCACGTTAATCACTGCAAAGTACCCGGCTAAGACCGAAAGCAAGTTGGTGAACGAGTATCAGAGTGCTACGCTTGGCTTGATGGATGAATCCGCAAAGAAACCTTATGAGGATTTCTTGAAAGACCGTCTGGCAATCCGCACGATGATAGACAGCGATTGTGAAACCCTTAACATTCCTATGGACTTATGAACGAGATAGAAGATTTCATTGAAGACCCCAACGAGAACAGCGACCTTTTCGATTGTGAGTTTACATCTGTGGATGCGGTTGTCAATCAGATAATGGTGTTCACTGGTTGGCAGAACAGAGCAACCGAAAATGGCGACCGTACACTTGTCGCTTATGGGGAGGGTTACAATCGGTCTGCTTTCTTCACGGACAGCAAGAAACTGAAAGAGGTGTTTTGCAATCCCAAGCGACATTATCCGTTCCGTGCAATCATTAAGGTTGTGAGTTATGGCAATATGTACGGTTTTCGTGTGTTCTCGCCTAAAAGTGAGATAACCAAGGAAGATAGGGAAAACTTTGAGTTTTACAAACGTACCAAGAACAGGAGAAGCCGATGAACACGACAGATGTAACAACCGTTGCGCATGGTATAAGCGATTTCGGTATGATGGCGGTTACGGCTGCTTTCTTCTTGCTGTTGTCGGCTGCAATGATGGTGGCAATATTCAAGTGGTTCAAAGCTATCATAAACCAAATGATGCAAGACAACAAGGAGAGCCTCCAAGAGCTTGCCAAGACCACAAACGCACAGAATGATATGTTACAGGACATTTCCGAGGGGTTGCGTACAGAAACACAGTTGAGAATACGCAACCTCACTGGCTTTGCCTTTGACCTATCCATTGAGCAAGTATGTAGGCTTATAAAGCGTGTGCGTGAGGAAAACCACATCATAGACCATGAAGCGACAGCCATAAAGATACGCAAGTCACTTCAAGTTATCCACAATGACCGTAACAGCCGTTTTGACCCTTTCACATACAGAGGTAAGGCAATCTCTGAATATTGTAGTGCTGATTGGGTTGAGGATGTGGCAAAGGTGGTGGAGGGTGAGATTTACAATGAGGACGGTGCAAACAATGCCCGTGCCTATACTAACGTAAAGCTCGCATACGACAACATCAAAACCGACTTCTACCAACGGCTGAACGCATAAATACAATTTGTGCGTAAAATTATATGCAAGATAATACAACATTTTAAGTAGATTATATATTATGGTTAAAATTTTAATCGACAACGGGCATGGGGTGAACACCACGGGCAAGCAATCGCCCGATGGTCGTTTGCATGAATACGCCTATGCAAGGGAGATTGCAAAGCGTGTGGAGAAATGCCTCAAGTGTAAAGGCTACGATGTTGAGCGCATAGTGCCAGAAGATTTTGACATTTCGCTTTCCATTCGTTGCAAGCGAGTGAACGATATATGCCGCATGGTGGGTTCTAAGAATGTCCTTGTGGTGAGTATTCACAACAATGCCGTGGGCAGTAATGGCAAATGGTACAGTGCAAGAGGCTTTACCGCTCATGTTGGACTTAACGCCTCCGCCAACAGCAAACGCCTTGCTGCCTGTCTGTGGAATAAGGCTATTGAGCTTGGCTTGAAAGGCAACCGTGCTGTGCCTAACGAAAAGTACATCACACAAAACCTTGCCATTTGCCGTGATACGCTTTGCCCCGCAGTTCTGACGGAAAACCTATTCCAAGATAACAAGGAAGATGTGGACTTCTTGCTTTCGGAAGAGGGTAAGACTGCAATAACCACACTCCACGTTGAGGGTATCATTGACTACATTAACAATGTGGCGAAATGAGAAAGTGGGTAACTATTGCTATGGTGGTGTTGGTCTGTCTGTGTTCGGCTCTGTATCTCCGAAATAGAGCGTTACAGACGGACAACGACAGGCTGACCGCCAACCAAACGGCACTGATGCAGAAAGCCACCTATTATAAAACGGAGGCTGGCAAGTCGGCAGCAAGTGTTCAAAAGTTGGAACTTTCCAACTCCGAGCTGAAAGCCAACTACAAGCAAGTGTGCCAGACAGCAGAGGAATTGGGGGTAAAGGTTAAGCGGTTGCAATCCGCAATGACCACTGCAACCGAAACAGATGTAAAGGTGATTACACAAGTCCGTGACAGCATTGTGTATCGTGATGGTGCTGTTGATACCCTCAAGGCTTTCAGTTGGCATGATGCGTGGGTAAATATACTTGGTGAACTCAAAGGGCGTGATGTGTCGCTCAATATGGTATCACAGGACACCCTCATTCAGATAGTCCATCGTGTGCCTAAGAAATTCTTGTTTTTCCGTTGGGGTACAAAAGCCATACGACAGGAAATAACAAGCACCAATCCGCACACCAAAATCACCTATACAGAATACATAGAATTGAAGTAG